GGTAGTGAAAGCATCAATGATATAGTTCAAATTCTAGAAAATCCCGTTACAGATTTCCTAAGAGAAGATGATGGTGGAGAAACACCATCAAAGATAGGAAATAAGATTGAAGATTACATAACATATCTAGAAACTAATCAATGCGACATAATAGGTATCCCAACTGGATTTGCTAAGTTTGATGAAGCTATAGGTGGTGGATTAAGAAGAAAATGCGTAGACTTAATAGCCGCTAGACCAAAGGTTGGAAAGTCTGTATTTGCTGATAACGTTGCTCTAAATGTTTCATCTATTGGAATACCAGTATTAGTATTAGATACAGAAATGTCTAAGGAGGACCATCTAAACAGATTACTAGCTAATATGAGCGGGGTTCCTATTAATGAAATAGCAACTGGAAAATTCGTAGAAGACGAAGAAAAACAAACAAAAGTAAGAGAAGATATGCAAAAATTATCAACTGTACCATATAGTTATATCAGCGTAGCGGGAAAACCCTTTGAGAATATTCTAAATCTCATAAGAAGATGGGTCATGCAAGAAGTAAAGATGGGACAAGATGGTAAAACAAACGAGTGTGTTATTATATATGATTATCTTAAATTAATGTCATCAGAATCAATAACAAATAATGTACAAGAATATCAAGCTCTTGGATTTCAAATCACATCTCTACATAATTTATGTGTTAAATTAGATATTCCATGTTTATCGTTCGTGCAATTAAATAGAGATGGCATAACAAAAGAAAGCACAGATGCTGTCAGCGGTTCCGACCGTTTGATTTGGCTATGTACTTCATTTACTATTTTTAAATCTAAGTCTCCAGAAGAATTAGCTGAAGATGGGCCAAATGCTGGCAATAGAAAATTAGTACCTATTGTCTCTCGTCATGGAGCCGGATTAACAGATGGTGATTATATAAATATGCAGATGGTTGGATCTCATTCCAAACTGATAGAATTAAGAACAAGAAATGATATGAAGAATAACCCCATAGGCGACACTGGATTAATAGATACAGATAGTCTAATGAAGATTAAATTAAATGGAACTAAAACAACTGAAAATATACTTGAATGAAAACGCTGAATCTGTATTCCAAAATTTAGGAATGCGATGCGAAGTGTTTGGAGATAATATATACTCTACATGCCCAGTACATGAGGGAAGTGATAATACTAGAGCGTTTTCTTTTTCAAAAACAAAAGGCGTTTGGAAATGTTGGACTAAAGACTGTCAACACGAATATAAAAATGATATATTTGGTTTAATAGTTGGAACATTATCTCATCAGTCTGGAAAAACTTTAGAGTTTAAAGACGCTTTAAGATGGATAAACAATACATTTCACAAAAAAACAAATAGCCATCCAAATAGTAATACTGACTATTACTCAGAGTTCAATAGTATGGTAGAAGTATTTAGTCAAACATTAAATATTTTTTCAGATAAAGAAATAGAGTTACCATTTAAGATGAGCACAACGTCTACGTACTTTATGGATAGAGGTTTTTCTGCAACAACTTTAGAGTATTTTGGCGTAAAAGATTCTTTAGATAGCGCTTTAATGAAAGATAGAGCAATTATACCAATTTATAATGATGATGGAACTAAGAAGGTAGGATGTATTGGTAGATCGACAAAAGAATATAGACTACCTAAATTTCTCTTTTATCCAAAAGGATTAGACAAAAGATATTATCTCTATAATTATCATAGAGCCATTTCAAGGGCTATAGAAACATCTTGTTTGTATTTAGTAGAAGGACAAGGTGATGTATGGAGGTTGTATGAAGCTGGTGTTTATAATGCTGTTAGTATTTTTGGAAAAACTCTATCAGAGGAACAATTAGAAAAAATTAATAAACTACCACTCACAAAATTAGTTTTGATAATGGACAACGATCAAGCTGGAAAAGAAGCTAGAATAAAACTACATAGACAACTCAGTAGATCTTATAAGCTTATTTTTCCTAGATTATCTTCTAAAGACTTGGGCGATATGTCAATCAAAGATATAGACTCACAAATTTTATCTAATCTACAAGGAACTTATTGATATGAAAATTATAGGTATTTCTGGCAGAAAACAGGCTGGCAAGAACACTTGTGCAAATTATATTGCTGGCCATATTATAAAAAGTAAAGAAATGGTACAAGATTTCCATATTAATAATAATGGAGAATTAGAAATTCAAACATTTGATGCTAATGGAAATATTGGGTGGGGTATATTTGATATATTACGCAAAGACGTAACGTTTATTAATTATGCAGAAAGAGAATTATGGCCGTTTGTAAAAATTTATCATTTTGCAGACAGCTTAAAAGATATTTGTTATTCTTTATTTGGGCTAACTATTGAACAGCTGTATGGATCAGATGAAGATAAAAATAAACTTACAGACATTGTTTGGGAAAATATGCCAGAGAATCACGCTAATCTTTCTGGACCTATAACTGCTAGAGAGTTTATGCAACATTTTGGAACTAATATTATAAGAAAAATTAAAGACGATGCCTGGGTTGCTTCTACAATATCATCTATTATTGGCGAGTCTTCAGAAGTTGCTATTATACCAGACGTTCGTTTCCCAAACGAGATAGACGCTATACATAAGCACGGTGGAATAGTTATTAGATTAACACGCGATGTGCATAATTCTGAACATAAATGTGAGGCCGCACTAGACAAAGACAAGTTTGATTGGGATAAATTTGATATTGTATTAGACAATAAACATAAATCTATATCTGAATTAAACGGAATGTTATCAGATATTTCACACCTCTGGAGCGTATAATGTTAGTAACATATATTAGGTCTTCTAGTTATAATAACTATGCTTATTGCCAGATGCAATATTTTATTACGTATGTGCTTGGGCATCAATCTGTTAGCGGCAAAAAAGCAGACGTTGGTACTATTGTTCATAAGGTATTAGAGTGTTTAGCCTCATTAACAAAGGCAAGCCAAGAAACAAGTAGTCGTAGTAAAAAGTTAAGTATTAATGATGATTCTATTGGATCAGTATCAATAAATAAATCTGACTTATATACAGAAAAATTAGTATCTAATTTGTTAGATAAAAGTTTTGAATTTTACACTAACAATTCTGCACACTCTTTCTCTAAACTAGATAAAGAAAATTGCTATAGCTTGATATGGACAACATTAAATTTTAATCATGGACAATTTGATCCTCGTAATAGAAATATAGTAGCCGCAGAACCACATTTTGATATTCTTATAGAAGAAGATTGGGCAAAATTTCAATACGAGCTACCAGATGGCAAGATTATAAATGGACAATTGGCTATAAAGGGTACTATAGATTTGGTAACAAAAATAGATGATAAAACGATAGAAGTAATAGATTGGAAAACTGGAAAAAGACTAGATTGGTCTACAGGAGAAGAAAAAACCTATGAAAAATTATGTTCAGACCCTCAATTATTATTATACAACTATGCTATTTCAAAATTATTCCCAGAGTATGATCAAGCTATTATGTCTATATTTTTCATTAAGGACGGTGGGCCATTTTCCATGTGTTTTGACAAAGCGGATCATTCAAAATTTCTTAATATGTTAAAGAATCGATTTCAGGAAATACAAAAGAACAACAAGCCAAAACCAATTTCTACAGATAGAAGTAACTGGAAATGTACTAAATTATGCCACTTTTGTAAAAATAATTGGCCGAATTCAGATAAAAACATGTGTATATATATAGAAGACTATCTGAATACTCACGGCATGGACAAAACCATTAAGCATTGCACTAGGCCAGATTTTAATATAGGTTTTTACGAGGCTCCTGGCTAAAATGAATAAATTGTTAACAATTGGCATGGCTACATATGACGATTTTGATGGAATTTATTTTTCTATCCAAGCGTTGAGAATGTTCCACAAAATTTGTAATAGCGATGAAGTAGAAATAATTGTTGTAGATAATAATCCAAATTCTGCCCACGGTAAAGCTACAGAAAGCTTTATGAATTGGGTAGGTAATGGTAAATATATACCATATACTTATAGAACAGGTACAGCTG